AATTACTTCTGAAAGCAGCTCTGTATTAACTTGAGCAGTCTCATCTATAATACATCCATCTAAATAAATTCCTCTTATGCTATCTGGATTTTCAGATGACAGTAAAGTAATTCTAGCACCATTAACAAAATCACATCTTAATTCTGTTTCGTTATACTTTGTTCCTGGAATACCTTTTGTAAAATGTTTTAAATAATCAAAAGCTATCTTCTTTGCCTGGCTATAAGTCGGAGCTATATAGGCATACCTTGGTTGATGATTTTTACTTGTCATCGCTGCTTTGATTAAATGATTAATACACAAAACAGTTTTGCCAAACCTCCTATGACAACAGAGTAAGCTATATCTAAACTTATCTAGTTGCTCATGTATATAGGCTTGAGCCTTTCTTGGAGTATAAGGAATTGTAACTTGCATTAGTGAAATGTAGGAACACTCTCTGAATGCCAATACCTCATCTTTATTCTTGCAAATACAAAGTCAGCAAATTCTAAAATATCTTTTTGATCTTCAAAGCCATCAAAGCTAACTACTAACTCATTATTGTAAGTAGTGAAGCTATAAGCCGATATGTTTTTATATTTATCTTTAATCTTTTTGGTCATCTAAATGTGTTTAAGTGTCTTACCTATGATTAATCGTATAAGAGAGCCGCACAGTTTTTTATGGTGTGGTATCTAAACTAAATTTCTATATTTTCTGCCAGAATATGAACATCTATTGATGAACAATCAACTACTCTAGCAAGCCAGGCTTTACTTTTAAAAGATTGGTAGTGATATATAGTGAATTAGATCTTAACCAAACCTCATGACGCAAGAGGCAACAATGTTTGATCTACTAACTACCGACCTTCACATCATCTGGAGTTACATCAACTACTTTATTATCTGAAGTATTCCACTTGATCTCAATCGTTGTGTCAGTCTTAACTTCTTGTCTGTCTCCATAAACTGGAATTAACTTTGAAGCTAACCACTTGGCTAATCCTACCTTCTCTCTAACAATCATAATGTTTCGATTGTCAGCATGTTCCAACTCATCCATTGCATTCTCAATATAAGTTTGAGCACCAATTCTTCTTGCTTCGTTTATTCTTTCAAGAAAGGATTTGTTGTTTGTAATCTCTTTATAAATTCTGGTTAAGCTTGGCATATCCTTTTGTCTTGCAAGTCTAGCAAGAGGAATGCCATTCATTAATTCTGTACAAATCTTATTCGTTAATTTGTCGTTTATTACTAGCTCTTTGGTCATTATATTTAATAATATTATTGGCAGATCTTGCCTTACCTTCTTTAGTCTTTGGTCCAGTAGAATAACCACCATGCACTTTGCATCGTATTCTACCATTCTTCATTACTATTCCAGGAGCTCTACAAGGTCTCTTACCTTGTTTCGTTAATGTTTCGCAAGGCAGTTTGAATTTCATTGTTGCTAATTATTGATTGAAAAAAAAAAGAGAAAAAAAAATAGTTCCAACAGCTTCTATTATTCTGTTTGAAAGCAGTTACTATTATTTTACAGCTCCAAGATAACTTTGCAACTATGATGTTTTAATATTTTGTCTTATGTGATTTATTTTATAAAAATATTTTGAGGATAAGTTAATTAACTAAACTTTTTGATTAGTATGTCAACACTTTGTGCAATAACTTTATTTGATAGCTTATCTAATACTTTGTCATACATTCTCTTTACACTTGTTCTATGAATACCAAAATACTTTCCAATGACTGTCCATTTATTTCTGTTAGCTCTCATCCAGGAGATCTTACGCATCAATACTGGATCATCTGATATATCTGTTTCAATCATCAATAACAGATCTATAGCTGTATCATAATTTTGCATTTGCTTTGGAGTACCTCTTAATTTTAATTTAGGCTCTGCATGATAACCCCAGTCTTTTTTATCATAATAAGTTTCAAGAATTTGATACATACTAGGACATCTTCTATTTGATGGAGCTCTTATAAATCTTTCTGCAATAGCAGCATCTGCAAGAATATTAATAATATTACTTCTTACAAATAAGTATTGGTTTATCTCATGCTCTATCTTTGACATTTTTTTAAGATCCAAGGATATTGTAATTGCTCTGGTTTAACTTTATTAAATTCTTCTGTTGGCAAACCTTCTAACTTCTCCAGGAGTTCCCATTGGTCCAAGTTTGGATATAGATAACTTCTGATTTTAATTTGTTCAGCATCTTTGATCTGTTTGAAATGACCATTTAAAGTTCTAAAACCTTGATTGGAATATTTTTTAAATCCTAAACTTTCTATAAATTTTTTATGGCTTGGCATATCAAAAGAAATATACTTCTCTTGCTTCATACTTATTAATGGCAAATCGTTGACTTTAATTTGACTTAATTTAATTAGCAGCTCTTCAACTTCTTTTTTAGATAATTGGAATAGACCAGCTATATCTACAATTCTAATATAGGCAGATCTTTTTTGAACATTATAGTTTGAACAGCAATAGTGATAAATTCTAAATTCTTTATCAGTCAATGCTGCATTAATAATATTAGGATCTGTTAGATAAAACTTTGACATAGTTATTCCTCCTTACAAAATTTTTATTATGTTCGTTATCTTCAGTAATTCTTTTGAGTAAGTAATCTTTTGATTGGCAAACCTTGCTATGTTCCTGGACCTTAAATTCTAAATACTGTAACCACTTATCTAAATCGATGTGTTGTAGATCTCCTTTAGATGGAGCTATTCTTCGAACAGAGAGGCTCTCTAATGGACCATTATCTGCTTTACCGACAGTTGTATAATAGAGCTCAAAAAAAGGTATTTGTAGAGCTGTTGCAATTTCTAAATAGATCCGCTTTGTATAAAAAGGCTTTGTTTTAAACTGATTATTAGCATTGAAGATTAAATCGGCTAAAAATAAGGCTTTTCCACATGCTGGACATTGAGAAATTTTATCAATATCCGAATAAGCTATGCCATTATGTTGGTTTCTATGCCATATTGAGTATGGTGTCTTTAAAACACCTGGATATTGCTCTTTTCTAGCCATTTAACCTCAATAATCTGTTGAAATAGATAGTCAACTAAATTTATGCGTTTTGGATAAACTCCTTTACTTTTCCAGGTTGAATAACTATATAAATGATAATGTCTGATATTCAAAAATATCCAATTAAAGAAAGGCAAATAGGCGATTGGTCTAATGTTGCTGAACTTATCGATTACAAAATTGTAAGAACAATTAAAGGCGGATTGCTTGGAACACAAATGGCAGATGTCTTATTTATTTATAAAAAAAAATTTAATCAATCAGATGTACAACAAAAAAGACTTCATCTTTATGGAGAAGAAGGAGTTGTTTTTAAAAGATCTTTAGATGTCATTATGAGAAAAAAGAATGACAGACAAAGACATGAGATGATGGATAAATTTACAGATGAATTTAATTTAACAAAATTTACTACAAACCAAACAACATCTCCAGGAACTTTACTTGGTAGAGCTATCGAAAATACTGGTTATACAGCAAGACAATTCGCAGAAAAAACTGGAATTAAAGCACCTTCATTATACCATCATGTAAGCGGTGGCAGAGAGATCTCAAGAGAAATTGCTATAGAGTATGCAGACAAACTTAATTGCGATCCAGTTGATTTAATGTTTGATAAAAAGATGTGTCCAGTCTGGGCAAAAGTTGATTTGCTAAAACCAACTGAATTAGAAGATACTTATAATCCTGGAAGATTATTTAGTTATGCAATCGAAGATAAAGATTTTGAAAATGTTGTTGTACCAAGAGATCTTTACAGAGAAGATATTAAAGCAATTAAAATTACTGCAAGAGGATCAATGTACGATAATAAAATTGCTTTTTATTACAGAGCAGAAAATAAAGAAAATAATATTTTAAATCAATTATGTGTAGTTGGTGTTGAAGTTCCAGTTGGTCCAGTTGAATTTACAAATGATACAGAGACAAGATATTATTTTGGTTTATATGAAGAGGTTAGAGGTCAATGTAATTTAATAAACCCAGATCCATATTCTGGAGATTTAGAAAATAAATTTATTTTAAAAAATTTTGAACCACAATTTATCACACCAGTTGCAGCTCTTGTAAATCCAGATGCTGTAAGAGATCAAACAGATTTGAAAAAAACTATTCCACATTCAGCTTTATTTAGAAGAGAAGAAATGCTTGCAGCTGAATTAGAAAAAACAAAAAAATTATTACATGCAAAAGATAAATACGAAGAAGATCTTGGAGATGTTATTAAAGCAACAAAAGCAGAAGCTGCACAAGTAAAAGCGACAGCACAAAAAGCTTATGAATATGCTTTAGAGCAAGAAAAAAAATTAAGAGAAGATATAAAAAAAATTTCTAAAAGTATTGAACAACAAATGTATGAAGAAAAAGCAAAACATAAAATTGATTTATTTCAAAAAATTGGAGAAAAAATTAATAGAGATAGTAGAGCAAAATTAAAAATTGTTGGTGGTAAAAAATAATGATTTGGAAGTTAGACGAAAACAAAAACGAATATACAACAGCTGCTGGAGCAGCTAAATATATTGGATTACCAAGAACAACTTTTATTTATTACACAGCAGATGAACATCCTTACAAAGTTCCATACAAAATAATTTTATTTAAAAAGGTTTTTTACAAATCAGAATTAGATGTGTGGAAGAACAAAACAAGTAGGATACCATTCAGTTATAAAAAGAAGTCAGTAAATACTGGTGTTAATTTGTCGAATGTGTCGAACTTTCCGACAAAGACTAAACAGTCTAAATAGACAGCGAAGTT